CAATCGGGGCGGTCATGCAGATCGCCGGCTACCTCATGTACCCGAAGCCGAAGCGGCCCAAGCCGGAGGCGGCGCGGGAGATGGACAAGCAGACGGCGGAGAGCGGAAAGCCGATCCCGGTGATCTTCGGCTCGATGACGATCTCCTCGGCCAACCTCCTCGACGCCGCCGACAAGGAGATCATCACCCGCGAAACCACGGTGAGCAAGAAATGAGCGGGCGGCTGACCATCCAAGACTGCCGGGATGCGGGGTTCTGCATCAACCCGGGCGTGAAAGCGGCCTGCAAGCTGCACGGCATCGACTTCCGGCAACTCGTGAAAGAGGGCGTCCCGCTGGAGCAGGTCGAAAACCTCAACGACATCAACGTCCAACGCGCGGTTGGCATTGCGAAAAACAGGATCGAGAAGAATGGGTAAGAAGAACCAACAGGTCCCCGTCTACGACTACCACTACAGCCTCGACTACGGGCTGTGCCACGGGCCGATTGACCACCTCAACGCCGTCTGGGTCAAGGATAAGCAAATCCTCTGCGACGTGATCGACCGGCGGACGGACTACGAGATTTACCTGCCCGAACTGTTCGGTGGGGACGACGCGGAGGGCGGCGTGGTGGGGACCCTGGAGGTCTACACGGGCGCGCCAGATCAGTACGCCTCGGCGGAACTGGCTTCCCGCTCCGGCAGGACCGTCGGCCAGACGCCCGGATACCGCAACGTGGCGCACCTCTTTTTCCGGGGCCTTCGGGACTCCGCGTCCGAGCAGGCGACCATTGCGGCCCTGGGCGACGGGATTCCCCAGACGATCTTCCGCAAGCGGCTGAAACAGCCGCCCCCGGGCGGCTACCCGTCCGCACAGATCGGTTGGCGGTGGACGACGAACAACCCCTACATGCCCGATATGAAGGCCAACATGACCCGGCTGCCCGGGGCCGCCGATGACCCCTACCGGGCGATCTGGCCGCTCGGCGCGACCTTCGGCTCTTCCTCGGAGGAGGTGACGAACACCGACCCGCAGCCGATCAGCTACTTCCGCGATGACAACGGGGTCGGGGTCGATCCCTTCGCGCCGGGCACGGTGGTTGATTTGTTCGACCAAGGGGCAGACCAGGGGCAGATCGACGCGGGCGAGGTCCTGCTGCGGGTAGACTGGACTCTGATCCTGCGCTCGTGGAACCGTCAGGCGGGCGGCACGGTACGCACCAGCGTCAAGTTCTACAGCCAGAAGCCGACGATCTGGGATCAAGACGAGCATGTCATCGCTCCGCTCGGCGGGGAGAACGGCCTGCGCACTGAGCCGGTCAGCCTGACCTACGACACGCGGGACGGCTGGGAAGGCACGATGCGGACGGAGATCGACCAGTTGACCGTCCCGCCGGGCGCGCGGTTCGCCCAGATCGCGACCAGCTACGACTCGCCTGACGCCTACCGGGTTACGGCGGTCGGCTCGTACACCGTGGCGGTGGGCGTACCGCTGCCCGAACCGGGCGAAGAGCCGCCGCAGTACCTCGTGCCGACCGGCGACCTTCGCGTCATCGCGGCGGGCGAAGTGCCGGTTAGCGCCATCCCGCCTTGGAGCGTTTCGCGGATGGCCTTTGTCGATCTCTACAGCCTCGGGGTTACGCAGGCTGAGATCGACGCGGGCCTGATCCAGGTCGGACAGGTCCAGGTCGTCCGGTTGAACCAAGGCATCCCGGTTATGCAAAATGTCGGGGAGGACAATTTTATTACCGCCGTCTCCAACGACTTTAGGGAAATGCCCGAACACTGGGCTGCCGGTTGGGTGGGCGCGCCGGACGATTGGCCCCCGGGAAGCACTATCAAGTGGGATACCACCGTCGGGGAGATTTTCGTGCCGCTGCGCCGCGTCGCTCCGACCGCCCGAATTGTCGGCTTCCGGGCAGGCTACGTCCCGGCGGTGGGTCTTTCCGTCGATGTCGATATGAGCGCATACCAGGTCGTCCGCGAGGCATACGCGGCGCACTGGTGCTTGCCGGACCAGACCCTCGGGCCGCTGCCGGACGCCAACCCCGCCCACATCATCTATGAGTGCATGACCAACGCCGAGTGGGGCAAGGGAACCCCGGAGGCCCTGATGAACGCCGCATCGTACAACGCGGTCGCGGAGCGCCTTTACAACGAGCGCATGGGCATGAGCATTGGCTGGTTCCAGCAGTCGGACATCGAGTCCTTCATCGGGGATGTGCTGGACCACGTTCAAGCCGTGCATTACTTCGACCCGGGCACCGGGCAGTACAACCTCAAGCTGCTGCGGGACGACTACGACGTGGCCTCCCTCAAGACGCTCGACCCCTCGAATTGCGTGGCGACGAACCGCAAGCGGCGGCTCTGGGGCGAGACGATCAATGAGATCGTGGTCAGCTACACCGACCCGCAGACCGAGAAAGAGGCGACGGTCTCCGCGCAAAACCTCGCCAACATCGCGATCCAAGGCGGCGTGATCTCCGAGACGAGGGACTACCACGGATTCCGCAACCCGAACATCGCGCAGCTTGTGGCGGAGCGCGATGTGGCCGAGGCTGGCTACCCGCTCTTCTCTTGCGAGATCGAGGTGGACCGCTCGGAGTGGGACGCGCGGCCCGGGGACTGCCGGAAGTTCACCTGGCCGGAGGACGGGATCGAGGAGATCGTTATCCGGGTCATGGACGTGGACTACGGCAAGCCGACCGATCGCACTATCAAGCTGGCCGTGACGGAGGACATTTTCAGCATCGACCGCGCTCAGTATGGCGAGCCGCAGCGGTCGGAGTGGTCCAACGCGGTCGAAGCGCCGACGCCGCTGGAGGCCCAGGCCGCGATCACGGTCCCGCTGCCGACGATCCTGCGCGCCGGGGAAACTGTCGAGGATTGGGACGAGAACTATCCGTCCGTCGCGGTCGCACTCTTGGCCGACGACGACGGCCTGCGGCCCAGCAGCATCGTCGTTACCGGCCCCGTGCAGCGGCCCAACGGATCTTCTGGCCGGGAGCAGATCGGTTCCATCGGCGTCACCTTGTCCGGGCGGATCGGCTCGCCGCTGGTGGCCGAGGCAGAGACCCGCCTGCCGCGCAATGTGATCGACGGGATCACCCGGACGGGCGCGCAGGCGGGCGACTTCTTCATGCTTGGCGTCACCAACGCGGATTCCGAACTGGTCATGCTGGACAGCTTGGACGTTGAGTCGGGCGAGTGGGTGGTCGCGCGCGGCATGTGGGACACGACGCCCCGGGCTTGGCCCTCGGGGACCCGGCTCTGGCGGTTCCGGCCCACCCTGTCGAACCTCGACCCCGGGTCACGCGCGGCGGGGGAGACCGTGGAATACCTCCTCCAGCCGGTGACGCAGCTTGGGACGCTTCCACAGTTGGAGGCCGTGCCGCTGGAGGTCACGTTCAACGACCGGCCCTATGCGCCTTTCCGGCCCGCCAACTGCCAACTCGACGGCACGGGCTTCGCCGGGGCGATCTACCGCGAGGAGCCTTTCCCCACCGAGTTCGAGGCGACCTGGGTGACGCGGAACCGCACGACCGAGGACACCGTGGCGCTCCGCTGGACGGAAGCGGACGCGGCCCCGGAGGTCGGGCAGACGACCGTGCTGCGCATCCTCGATAGCGAGGGCGCGGTCCACTCCGAGATCACCGGACTGACCGGAAATTCGCGGACGATCCTGGTCTCCGAGTTGCCGCCGGGCCGGATTGGCTGGATCGAGTTTCTGTCCGAGCGCGACGGTATCCGGTCGGTCTACGGCGCGCGGCTGCCCTTCGACATCCGGCCCCCGGTTGGCTACGGCCTCGCCTACGGCCTGGGCTACGGCGGGGACTCTTAGACGTTCCCAAATTCACCTGAAAACGATACAATTAGCAGAAAGTGGAGAATCAGCACATGAGTTTTACGCGCAAGCACACGGTCAACCAGGGGGCGTACCTCCTGGTGGCCTCTGGCGAAGGGGACGCCTTCGTACAGTTGCAGGACGAGGGGCCGGTCGATGTCTGGTTCGGAACGGTCGATCCCAACGGCCTCGACCCTGTGCCCGACGGGGTTCTGCTCGATGACGGCCACGGCCTGATGGAGATGTCGTTCACCGGCATGGTGGCG